CAGGAGCTGGAGCCGGAGCAGTTTCAAATAAATTTAATTGATCCCGGCTAGGGGCTGCAGGAATCTGAGGGGCATCCACAGCCCTAGGGTTCGGACGAAGCATCGCCCGATAATCCACATCGGCAGGAGAAATCTTAGGGCCGTAAATAGAACGACCGGGTTGAGTGCTTTGAAGAGCAGGGAGTAAGGAGCCCTGCCGAGCAGCGGGTTTGGCTGCTTTAATGGCCGCCTCTCCAACTTCCCGAGTTACTGCGCCGCCGGGCTTCAGCATCCCGCTTTTTACTAAACCAGAACCAAAGATTTTTAGAATCTCTAATAACTGACGGTTCACAAACCTAGGGCGCAGTCCTTATCTAACTATAGCTTTTATCGCCAATTTGCGTAGAAGTATAAGCGGTCTGCACGTGAAGTATCTGGTGGTCCAGGAATAGCCTGAATAAACTCACCGCCACTGCGCTCAAACCGATACCGCGCTGCCACGGGGTCCCGATAGTTAGGCACATACAGCATGTGAGCTAAACGGTCACACTCATAAAGGTAATTTTCCCGCCAGATCCGGGCGGTCTCACGCTTGTCCTGAATATTAATCGAACGACTAACGTCGCCCAGAATCGTTTCTTGACGACTGGTTGCCCGCCCCGTGGCCAATTCCGTCAGGCGCTCTGCTTCTTCGCAGCGCTCAATCTGCTGAACTATTTTGTCGTAATAATATTCACTTGGAATGCTATTACAAGCCTCCATTAATCTGGCGTAATCGCCAGCCGGCACAGTCGCAATATTGTATCCAAGGTGATACGCAACACGACTAAAGTTAAAGTCGTCAAGCCTATAACCAAATACCTGCGCAGGGTTGCGAGTAAGTTGATTAATTGCGGCGTATATAACTTCACGCTTTGTGGCGTCAGTTGTGTCGGGCTGAAAGACAACACCTTGACCCGCAAGGTAACTTTGTATCTGTTGAAGTTCTTGCGTGCTTAACTGAGCCACTACCAAAGCCTGCTACATATTTAGATTCTAATTCTTTATTTAAAAGACCTCTACGTGATCACTCAACGTAAACGTGATCGCCCTCTAAAACAGAATCCCAATCCACACGGGAAATCGAGCGAAGCTGATCAAGTTTAGTAAACCGCTCTCCCGGCATTGATTGCTGCAGTTCTTTGATCTCAGTAGCGGTCTTTAAACCAACTCCCTTGAGCACTTGCGTCAAAAGTTGCGGGGTGGCCGAATTAATGTTGACTCGGTTAAAAGCTTGGACCTCAGGTTTTACGATCTGTCGCCCACGACGCTGCTTAGCTGGTTTTTCAGTAGGTTCAGGAGCGTCTACAAGATCCTCAGAGATTTGATTTTTATGTGCGAAAAATACTTTCCCCGTGGTTAGGGAGCGAACCATTTTATATTCACCGTCATCGTGCTCACTTAGAATTTCAATCTTTACGCCATTAGGAGTAAAGGTGAACTCTTTAACAGACACGGCAGTCATTATGTAGACAGTGATCTGTTGTTAGTTATAGCACAACAGGCAATAAAAAACCCCCTCCGAAGAGGGGGTAAGCACTCCGATAAAACAAGTTTATCAGGAGGGCACAGTCGAGGTGTACACGTTGGATTCCACCACGCCGCCGGGCTGCAGAGCCAGATCGTCGCGCTTGGGCGCTTCGTCGGGGATGAGCCAGCAGACTTCGCAGATACCCAGAGCCTTGTTCTTGCCAGACAGTTTGTTGGCTTGAGCACGGGGATCGTACACACCGGAACCGAGACCCAGGCCGGAGCCAGGAACAGTAGCGGTGCTGTACAGACGGTACTTCACATCGCGAGTAACGGCGTGCATGCTGGCATCACTCCAGGCGTTGCTGGAAATGTAGCTACCGTTCTCGATGCGGCTGTTCGAACCAACGAGGTTGGCGAAGAAGCCACTGGGGCTAGGCGCGGTGGTGAGACCGGAGGACAGAGCAGGACCCACGCCGAGGGCGGGGGCGCTCTGAGCACCAGCAATACCGCTGCTGATCACGTCGCCGCCGTCGAGACGCACGGACACGCGATACACGTATGCACCGGAAGGCACGGTAATGCCGTCGGTGATGTCAGCACGGACATCCTTAGACGCGTCAGGAGACGGAATAATAATGTCAGCAGCCCGGAAAGGCTGGTTCGCGCTGTTCTGACCCGAACCATAAGGCTGGGTGTAATAATCCAGCTGGTTGGTGCTAGAGCTGGCCTGATAAGACAGGTCAACGTAACCCACGGCTTGCTGAGCAATCCAACCGGGGCGGAAGACCACGCCCACCGGGCCGCCAATCGGCTGGTTGGTATAGGTCTCGCTGGTGCCGTTCTCATTCAGGAAACTGAAGTTGCTGGTGGAGTGCCAGTAACGGAGAACGTTGGTGTAGTTGCCAGGATAAATCTTGGCGACTGCGATCTGATCGGGATTAATTGCCATCGTTAGTTACCTCCTCAAGCGTTAAAGGAGTAAGCCACGGTGGCGAAGTCAGCGTTCAGAAGTTCGAAACCTGCGTACAGGCTCCAAATCATCATGATGAAACGGCTGAAATCGTCGTTGTTGTTCAACAGCACCTGAGCGTTGTTGCCGCCGATACCGACGCCAACGCTCTGGGGACCGAAGAACATACCGATTGCGGTTTCGTAGGAAGCCGAGGTGCCGCCGATAGAAGCGGTGGCATTCTGAGATGGCATGTTGGTGGATTCGAAGAAGCGAACGCCTTCGAACACGAAACCGGTGGGCATAATCGGCTCACCAGCCACAAAGGTGGCTTGACCAAAGCCCTGACCCATGTACAGCGCAGCGTTGGGCTGCATTGCCGACATGAGGGGGTTGATCTGACCGTTGCCGGGGTAACGAGCAACTTCGCGGAAGTCGCTGTTCTGGCGCAGGTGCATTAGGAAGGTAGGATCGCAAACACAGCGATAGAAACCGTCCTGGAAGGTAGGAACGTTACGCTTACGCAGGCTCTTCACCACGCGCAGCAGGTCGTCCTTAACGTCGAACTTAGCTTGTTCGGCGTTGGTGTAGGTGAGGCTACCAACGGCGAGATCACCGGGGTAGTAGTAACCACCTTGGGAATCGGAAGCCTTACCCTTGGAAACAGCTTTCAGGAGTTCGTTGATGAACACTCGATCGCGCCAACGACGATAGTCGTCGAGCAGAGTCAGCGAACCGATGGACTGGTGAAAGGCAGTCAGGTTGCCGGTATCCAGCAGAAGACGCTGCGCGGTGATCAGAGTCTCGCGAGCAATCTTGAAGGTGCTGGGCTGAGTGGGATCAGTCGGGTCGGCAGGACCGGTGTACTCGCGGAGGGTCACGAGCACCTTGTCCTTGACGATGTTTCGGCTGTTGGCAGTACCGATGGTCTGCTCAGCAGTGCGCTCCCGAGACTCCTTAGAGCCGGGGTTGCCCCAGAAACGATAACGGTCAAGCTGTACGGTCTGGCCAGGTTGCTTCGAAAAATCGTGAACAACCACCGGCTCAGCAGCCATCTCTACGACGTACGCAGGATGGGGACGGTATAATTCCGCACCGAGCAGCTTCGGAAAATCATTGTCGACGAACAAAGCGTCAACCTCCGAAGAACTACATATTTAATTTAACTAAAAGATTGCAAAAACAACACACCGCTGTTGCATTCTTAGCGTTAAATCGCTTTTTGGTTGCTGGAATTTACCGTGGGACTAAAAACCCTCACCATGTTGCGCACAGACTCAGCACCCTGCATATAAACAGAGCCATAGTTGTAGGCATAACGCGTGGACTTACCGCGATATACGTACCGCAAAGCAGAAGACATTAAGCCAGGTGTTCCCGACCGGATAGTTTCTGTGTAAGTCTTGCAATAAACAGGAGAGTTATAAACCCACTCAGAACGATCAGAAGTGCCTTGAGAACCTAAGGCGTTTGTTAAGAGTGTGCCCTCATAACTCCGATGAGTAACACCGCCTCCTGTTTGCCCCTGCGCTGCGCTGTTGGCTTCTGGAGTGTTATAAGGATTGTAATTTTGATCAGCCGGCGCAACCCCGCCATAATACGTGTAAATACCTTCGTTACGAAGGCCGTATTCTGGTCCGGTCGACGTAACAACTTTTACATTTGCAATCGTCGTTACGCTTAGAGGGCGATAACCGTTATAAGAACTAAGAGAACCGCTTGGCAAATAGTCTGTGTTCTGATAATCAACCCAATAACCAGAAACAGCTTGAGGAACAGTCCTAAAAGCAGTGCTCTTATACCACTGAGTGCTATTTACTGTTGCGACTACAGCAGAGCTGCCCATATTAGAGTGGTGATCACAGTAGTAATACAGAAAAGAAGGTGCCGAATCGGCAACAACAATTTGAATGTAACTATTCGGCGTCCCTGGTGTTCCGCTAGTTGTTACGCCGACTGTATATTGAACCCCACCACTGTGCGTGCCATTGCTGGTCGTGGAAAATCGAAAAGGATGTCCCGCGTTTGACGGATCAGATAGATTAAAAATAAAAGTCTGACCTCGCCTTAGCTGAAGCACAGCTTGAGGTTGATTATTTACATAAAAAATATTTCCCGTGCCAGGATTAGCAACTGTTACATTTAAATAAGTCGTTATTTGTGCGTTATAGATATCCGCGTAACTCTGATCAGGAGGTCCGGGAACAGTTACACCGAGGTCAGCCCCAGTATCGCGGATACCCGAGCTAAGGACGATGTAGCCCTCGTGGTTAGGACCGGATTGAATCCGATGAAAACCCGTGTCGTATTTGTAATTAGATAGCGGTGTATAAACCACGGTGAGTACGCGGGCCTACACCAAGTATAGGATTTTAACTAACGACTTCCGTATCGACGGAAGTGGGGGGATCCACTTTTTGACTCAGGTTGTTCATATCCGCGCTGATATTTTGCATATCTTGCACGTAGGCAGCGCGCAGAGATTCAAGCTCAGCTTTTAATTGCTCAACTTCACTGGAAGATGAGGAAGCGCCGCTATCGCGACGACGGCCAAGAGAATTAGGCATTTCAAGAAGTCTTCTTAGATTCAGTATACTTCCGAGCTTTTTTCTTCGCTTTTACTCGTTCGGGTAAATTCCCTTTAGTTTCTTTTTCGTACTCAGCCACCTTGGCTTTTGAAATCTCGCCGCGTTCAGCCATTGCGTAAAATTTACGACGCTGACTCTCTGACGCAAAAGGCATCAGTTTAAATAACTCTAATTAACTATAAATAAAAAACCCCGCCTGTGAAGACGGGGTTCCGAAGTTCCTGATTACTGTATCAGGCGTTGTCCATGAACAGAAGCTTGCCACGGAAGGCGTCAGGGCTCATCTGAGACAGATAGCGCCAAGCCTGCTCGGGGCTACGGTTCATAGCTTCGCTAAAACCGTTCCACTGAGAATCGGAATCCACGTTGGGAGCGCCGGCCATAGCCGAAGCAGGAACAGCAGGCAGCTGATCGTAACGAGGCTGATAATTCTGGGTATCAGCTTCGGTGTCCACCGGGTAAACCTCAGTAAAGAAGCGGTTGGTGTAGTCAGCTAACTGATCGGGATCGGTCAGGATATGCTCCATAGCCATCCCACGAGCAGCGATGTTCTCCAGAACACCGTGTTGTTCGATCAGGGCATCCTCAAGCACGGTGGCATACTGATTCAGAATGCCAGGAGCTTCGATACCGAAGTGATTAACGACGGCGGCGGTTGCCTCGCTTAGGGCCGGAGCTTGTTGCTGCTCCGTAGAAGTCGGATAAGAAGTCTGGGTTGTAGAGTCGCTGCTGTACGAGGTCGGCTGAGCCGTAGGCGCTTGGTAAAGATACGGTTGGGCCTGTAAACTCTGACTGTACAGTTGAGTATCCTGCGGCGCCGTCTGGTACTGCGGATACTGTGCTGTCTGGCTGGGGGACGGGGAGAGGCGCGAAACCACCCGCTCCAGGCTGCCCATTGCCGCCTCCCAGGGGTTGGACGGGGAGGACGTTGACGGAGACTGGCTGAACTGGCTGTTGGTAGAAGGGACCGTAGCCGGTGCCACCTGCAACGGCGCTTGCGGCATAGTTGCCGAAGGTGCCGCCTGGGTAGTTGCTACCCACTGGGGGTAGGCTGTAGAGCCCTGGTCCGCCGAGGGCGCCGCCTGCGGGGCTGCTACCGCCGGGGAGACCGGGCTCGGGATCGAAGCTTGGATCTGCTGGCTCATAGCTGCCCGAGTAAGTCAGTTCTTGCGCAAGGTGGTCAAACGTCCTATAGAGCAAGGGCGTTATGTTTAGCCGAGGATCAGCCGCAAGCGGTTGATTCGGCGCAAGTGGATGTGGCGCTTGCAACATCTGATTTAATAATACTAGAAATTGTTGAAACGCGCCTTGTGTTTGTTGAATCATTCGGAAGGGAAATCCCTTCAACATTTCGGCTCGTTCAGAATCGGTTTTATCGGGGAAGAGATACTTAAGAGCTTCGACGCTATCCACGCCGAGTTCTTGTAAGTTCCGAACGACGATAGATTTTTGGTTTACGTCATACGCCGTATCTTCGTAAACGTCTCCTTGGAAGCGATACGAAACGTCGCGATCACCGTTAGGCGGTAAACCAAAAACACCCCGTGGGACCTTATTTTCTTGTAACGCAACCTGCATCGCAGCAGTTACGTCACTTTCGTACTTGGCTAGCTTTTTCTGATAACGAGCTAAGGCTTCTTCCGTTTGTTCCTTAGGTTCTTTAGGGGGCTCAAGCCCCATAACCTGAATGAAGCTTTCGCGGAAAACTTGCTCTTGATGATAGAGAATCATCTCAAGCAAACGACAGAAACCGTAGGTCAAGAAGCTCTTGTTCTTGCGCAGAGCCGTGGCCTGAGCCCGACCCATAAGACCTTTGATTTCGGTTGCGGTAGCGCCGGCAGAAATAGATATTTCGTCAACGCCGCCCAAAGCTGTACGAATTTCTTCCCGCAGTAACAAAGCGTAACGGTTCATATCCCCGTTAACCGGGTCGGGCGTCATATAGCCCACGCGGTCAGACGGTTCGACGTTGGCAATAACCCGAGGAACTCTCAGGCCGCCAAGCATCGCAGATGAACCAAACGGTTCCGACACTCGGGTCGACGGAGTATCGCGTCCGGCAAAACCGCTTTGACTACTAATAGTCGGACGGAATGTACGATCCGCATCCGAAGCTTCGACCAGATCGCTTCGAGGACGCGAACTGATCAGCGTGGGATTACCAAAGAACTCAATATTCTTAGCGATATTTTTCATCATGCTGTCGTGCAGCACGATTTGCTCCATGAAGGGCTCAAACTCGCCTTCGCCCTCAGTACCGCTGCTATTGGGTTTGTTTAAAACCTCAACCGCAGGAATAAAACCTAATTCATTAACGCGACTGTTCCTAGGAGTCAGAACAGTGCCGGGTTCTAACTCAAAACTAAGTTCACTATTAGATTCAAATTCATTGATTTTGTCTGCAGTTATAGAAATGCGGACGTAGCGCTTATTTTGTCCGTAGGTATCCGCAGGCAAACCTAAAGTCGAATTTCGGACTTTATAGCTATATAAAATGACGACTTCTTCGATTTCACCGTTGATATCGTGATAAACCCGGTATTGATTTTTCGCAAAGAAATAAATTTGATACTTCAGCTTCTGATCCGGACGAAAATAGAACAGCCCACACCCATCGATCAAAAAATTACGGATAATCGCTGGAAAGCGAATATCCATCCGGTTGAGACTAATTAAAGAGTCAATAAATTTGCTTCTTGACTTATAAGTATCCTGCTCACAGTAAAAAAACAGCCCTTTTTTGATCATAAGCAGCGTCATCTGCTGCAAATGACTCAAAACGACCATCGTGGCAGATTGCTTACTGCGATCCTGCGTCCGAGAAGCTTCGAGAATCTCGTTAAAACGCTGACGAACGCCTAATGAATCTGCCATGGCCTTATTCTCCGATTTTTAAGGCCGAAAATCAAGCTTCGGCGCCTTTCTCTTCAGCTTTACGCTTCATTTTGGCTTTCTGAGCCTTCCGAAGCGCTTCTTTGCGCTTCATTTTGGAGTGCTCTTCCGATTTCTCACCGTGCTCGCCGCCTTTTTCCTTCGATTCAAAGTGCTTCCGGAGCGCTTCGGGCATTTTCTCAGCCATTTGGTAAAAGATACTGGCGGACTCTCTCAAGTTTAAACAATTCTGACGGCAAAAGCTCATGCGGATAAGCTTCTAGGATGTGATCGCAGCGCCCCAGAGGGTCTGTACCGCCAGCTTTTGCTTTGTAGTTGTCTAAATGCGACAACATTTCGTCACTGTTAGCCGGAGCCACGGAGTTCGGGATGTCGTCGAAGCAATGGGAGAAGGAAGTGACTTTGCGCTTCATCCGATCCGCATCGCCCATCCAAGAAAAATGCCAACCAGCGTCGCAATCGCCCACAACGAGATCGTTGGGGTTCATCCGAATTTGAGAAGGAGTCTGCTCTAGATGCTCATAGAGCACAACGGTGCCGCAGGTCCAGTTATTGGGAGCCTTGGAGTTATCGCCATGAGGATCTTTCACACGCAGATCAGCGCGCCCGTAAAACATCGGCATTGACAGACGAACGCAGCGCGACGCGTCGGCTTTAGCGATTTCCACAGCCTCAAGGAGTTTCTCCGGCTTGGGAATTTCGTCTACGTCGCTGAAGAAAAATACAGAGTCCGGGGGACACATCCGCATACCGACTCCAAGTGCGTCCCGTTGGGCGTATTCCCGAGACCAGGGAATAGAGCATTCTTCAGGCGTGGGCAGCTCGACGTGCAGTACCTGAAGCTTTTCCTCAGGCAATCCGAGTTCACGGATGGTGTCTACGCAAGTAAACGGTTTAGGGTCTCCACGGAACGTGCGGTTCCCATCGGTGATAATGAAACCGTCAACGACATCTTTAAGAATGTTGTAACGGAGCTCTAAGAGCTCCTTTTCGTCAAAATATAAAAAGCAATCAAACAGCATCTGGAGCTAAAAAGCTGCCAGTATGCTAACTCTTAATGGCGGTGTTGTAACCCCCACCCGCGCGAATCACTAAAGAGCCGTTCGAAGGGCGGCGACGCTCACGAGCAGCGCTCAAAAGATCTTGCTTAAGGCTTTCTAAGTCAGGTGCAGGTCCCTGATCCTCACCATAAGGACCAGACTTAGGGGGAACAGCACCCTGCATGTACGAAGCATCGTACCCGGCGTCGTAGCGAGTATCATCCATACCCGTGCCTTGGATACGCTCCTGCATCTGCGAAGCGCGCTCCATATCGTTAAAAGCAGCGCCGAAAAATTCGCTTGCTCGACCGAAGGGGCTAGATGGGCGCATCATGAGCTTTTACGTTTAATATACTCGGAAGCTTTACGTCTAGCTTCCCGAGCTTTTTCAGTATTAGGAACCTGAGTATTAACAGGTTTATCTCCACGCGTGGCAGCTTTTTTACGCTCGTCGGTAGCGCGACGTTCCTCTGGACTTAAAGCTGCCCAAGCTGCCCGAGGAAGATAACGTTCAGTTCTTCCTTTTTCACGAGCTATGTCAGCCATAAAGATTGCCCGCCATTAGGGCTCTATCCGTTAAAGCTTTAGCTAACAAAGCATCTTTCGTGTAATCAACTAAACCGCTCATAATCGAAGTTTGAGTCGGTGTTGTAGCTGAGCTCAACCACGAAGCAAAATCTTTGGCTTCAGGAAGAGCTCGTTCCCGAAATGTTGAGCCTCCGCTTAAAGCGGTAATTAAATCCGACGCCGAATAGTTCATTTTTTATCTTTCGATTTTTCGTACTCTTCGCGAGTTTGCCAATCTTCCTTACCCCAACGGGTAAGACGGTTCTCCGAAGATTTTTTACCTTCGTAAGATCCACCCATTTCTTTATAGTACTTAGTCGCTAGCTGCATCGCACGAGCGCTGTGGCCACCGAGTTTTTTGCGGGCTTTTGCTTTAGCGCGAGCCCATTTCTCAGGGTCTCTTTTTTTAGCAATCTCAGCCATGATTAGTACAGTACGTAGCAGTGATCAATAGTCGAGGTGCCACTAATTTGAGTAATCGATATTGGCAACAAAACGTCCGTACGGATGTGGTTAAATGTAATAGGCGATTTAGAGTCCGCCAATAACACAACTAAAGTTTTGTCCGTGTTCTTGTTTGCATTCTCAACATAAACTGCACGACAAGCAGCAAAGTTGACGTTAGCTCCCGATGCGTTTACAAGGAAACCACTGGTATAAGGCAGCGAAGCTGTCTGCCCGTAAACACCCCCAAACGCTCTAACGTCCATATTTAATCCAGTGTCTCTATCAGTTTAACCAAATATTCGACAGCTTTTTCCAAATCTTGTTTTCCGTTTTTTTCTTCCCACCGCCATAGATATTTTTGCGCACAGCCCTCTAGGTAACCTTGGTATTTAACCAAACCCATAGATGCGTTCTGTGCATCATAACATTCCAGACCTCCTTTTTTGTAATAAGAAGGGCGGACTGCAGGATCCTCACTCCGCAACGTTAAACCACCAAATTGTGGCTCCGCGCTGCTCCAAAAATCGTCGAAGTCTGTAGGCGTCGCGTCGGTGTAGGGTTTGTCGCTCATTTTTACCTTCAAAGTAGTAGCAGATGTGGACATACTCCGCACCGCGTGGGACCAATCTAGGCTACAAAATAAGCATCTCCTCTATACATAGTAAATCTTTTTCGCGTTCTTTAAACTGTCTTGAGTATTTGTCATCGTCATGACAAATCAACCCACACTCTAGAATGCAATAACTGTCTTTACGTTTTACAACAGGCACACAACGTCTGTGCTCAAAGTTTATCGGTAAATATTCAAACGCTAATCCCATCGAACTACGGTCCGCAATTGGCCAATTTCTAATGCCCGTTTTGGCGTAACTTTTTTGAGGATCAAAGCTATCGGAGCGAATATATAGTTCTCCGTCTTGCTGATCTAAGATCATCCCGCAGTAATAAGGACTGCCTAATTGAATAAAGAAATCAATCTCATGATCAACAACAAGAATTTTTGGAACCGTGAATCCAATATTGTGCCAGACATTAGGAGTTTCTTTGGTTAAAAGCCATTTTTCATAGTTACCAATCGGGATTCGTTTCCCTTCAAAATTTTCATAAAGGGCAAACCCAGGCTCTAACCCATATCGGTTTAATACTGGTTTCCATTTTCTGTAATAGTCAAAATTATCCTTCCGAATTAAAACGTCATTTTCTTGATAAATGTAATAGTCCGCCGCGCGGTTCAAAACCGCTAAAGCTAAATCAGTTTTGTGTGCCCAGGTCAGATACCAACCCTCATACTCTGGACCGGCAACTTTAACCTCGACAGTAATATTTTTAAATTGCTCAAACAGCGTATCTAATGTCTCAATATTATCCTGAGCTTCATAATTTATATAAATATGTATATGAACGTCCTGTTTAAATTTATCGTACTCTGTTAAAACATTTAAAAGCGGGTTAATCCGCTCCAACGGATTGTGAGCCGTAATCGCAACCCAGATTTTCTTAGTCATGTCAGTATTCAATGCTGAAGTTGCCTCGACGCTGTAAATACTGGATCAACCACGTGTAGGCGTCTAGCAGGTCGTCATGAGCTGTTGCGCCGACGTTGATCAACTGATCGAACAAAGCGTCGAATTTTCGGTATTTATTGAACACAATTTTCTTGTTTTCTAGCAAACCTAAAGTTCCGCGAAAACGAGCGATCTTGTCCCCTCTAAAACCTTTAACTTCATGAATATTTAAGTTACCTAAGCCGCGCTCATTTATCAGCACTCGTCGAAGATCTGCCGCGAGAGATGCTTGATACGCCACGGATTCCACAACCAGCGTCACCGTGGAATAAGTCGGCATAAACTGATTGTCGTGCTGAGTGAGGATACCCCACTCCAAGAGCATGTCGCAGAGTAAATCAATTTTCTCCAGGTTTCCGATTGAGCGGCATTGGTGAGCGTCAATGATGTAGTATTTATCGCCTAAACGACCACCAAGAACAAAAGCTGTGTAATCGCTCGTTTCGTTTTTGCTAGCCGAAAGGTCAATACCGACTGCAAGTGAATCAAACTCGGTAACAACTTCCCCTTTAACTAATAGATCTGGTGAAACAACCAGATCGGAAGTCATCACAGGTTGTTGCTGATACTGGAACGCAAACGCCACGGGGTCCAGTTCTTTCTGGGTTAATAAATACTGCGACGACCACTGCTCCGGCCAATAGCTCACGGGTCCTCCATTGTTGTCGTATGTAATAGCCTCTTGGGTCACCTGTTTCCACCCTTTCTCAGGCACAAACATTGTCTTGTGGATGTCTAACGGGTGGAATCGAGTTCCTAGGCAGATTGATCGGCCACCTTCAAACACAATCGGCGCAATAACAGAAGACCAGTTGGTATTCATCTCGTCTCGAATCGCTGGGTTTTTAATATCTGCGCTGGATTTAATAGGGTCATCAACGACAACTAAGTGTGCGCGCTTAGACGTAATAGAACCACGCAGGCCCGCAGCACGCAGCGTAAACTCTTCGTCGCCAAGCCTGGGAATACCGGCGTAATCAAAATCAATCGACCAGCCGATGTCCGATTGCATCCCGGACTTCAACTGCACCCGGGGAAAAACTTTTCTAAATTCTGGAGAATCAATGAGCTGACGGATGATTCGGCTCTTAGGAATGGCCGTGGCGATGTTGTACGAAACATAAATAATCTGTAACGGCATCTTCGCCGTCGTGTGTTTTCCAATAATCCACGCGGTAAACATGTTGAGGCAGGTGCTCTTGGCGCTACCCCGTGGAGCCAAAATGTCTAAATTTGGTCCAGCAATATCAAGTAGATACTTATTGGACTCACCAGTGATCAGGTGCCGATGCCATTCCAGCATGTGTTTTGCCGGAGGTTTATCGAGAAGCGTACAGAACGTATGAAAGTCATCTGCTGCTTTTTTGTATATCGTGTCGACGCCAGATCCAGTGTCCTCACTAGCACGTAGTGCACGCATTTGTGCTGCACGACGATACGCGGATGTTTCCCGGCTAGGCATATCACTAAGTTGACACTATCGCTATATTACTCGTATCTGAACACCTTTCAGGAATGGCCAAAATTCTTTGGTACGGTGATGCTTGCTGTAATACAGGGTTTGCCCGAGTAACACACAGTGTATTAGAGCAGCTGCAAAAAGAGCACGAGATCTATGTGCTCGCAATCAATTATTCTGGCGATCCTCATAACTACCCCTATACCGTTTACCCCGCGTCGAACGTCAACTGCGGAGACCGGTTTGGTATTCCACGGATTCCGGAAATTTTAGAAAAAGTAAAACCAGATATTTTTATCTGCCTACAAGATATTTGGGTTTGCAATCAGGTATGGGAGCGCTGCCAATTCCTTAAAGATTCCTTGAAATTTAAATTTATCTGCTATTTCCCTATCGACAGCGAGTCCTACATGCCGGACATGCTGCGCAATATCCCTGAGTGGGACATGGCCATCACGTTTACCATTGAGTGCGCTCAGCGAATTTTAAAACACGATATTAAACCTTCTCGTTTAGGTGTTCTTCCCCACGGGGTGGACATCGACAAATTTATGCCCGGCTCTCGATCAGAAGCACGTAAAGCTTTTGGGTTGCCCGAAGATAAATTTATCGTTCTTAACGCCAATAGAAATCAGCCTCGTAAGCGCATTGATCTAACGATTAAAGCGTTCGCAAAATTTGCGGTCAATAAACCCGACACCATGCTGTACCTCCACATGGGGGCCAAGGATATGGGATGGGACGTTATTCCGCTCTTTAAATACGAAATGCAAAAGCTGGGACTTGACGGAACCAACCGTCTGATCCTGACTTCGAACCAAATAAATTACTTAGACGCGCCGTCAGATGCCATGCTTAACCAGATTTACAACTGTTGTGACGTAGGTATAAATACAGCAGATGGTGAAGGCTGGGGTCTTGTTCCCTTCGAACACGCAAGCTGCAAAAAACCTCAGGTCGTACCCAACCACACGGCGTGTAGTGATATTTGGGAAGGCGCTGCTCAGCTTGTGGACATCGCTACGTGGTACGTCGATAAAGATCTCGGCGTGGAGCGCGGCCTAATTGACGTAAACGATGCTGTTAAGAAATTAGACGAGCTCTATTACGACAAAAATATTTACGACGAAGTAGCCGAAGCATGTTACACCGTAACCCGCCGTCCGGAATACCGCTGGCAAAGCGTAGCCGCTGGATTCTCTCACGCTATTAAAGACCTCACCGCTTGATCCATGCAGTCAACCACACGCTTTTTTCACGCTCACAGCAGCGTCCTTTATCCGATCAAACGTCAAACAACGGGTATACCCGATGTATATACACAAGCAAACAACTTAAACGGCGTATTCACACGCATCAATTACGGGTTGCCTGAGGGCTCGGTCGCTAACTTCAGCTCCTCGATCCTCAAGCACAAAAACAAAACCTACCTCGCGTGGCGCTCTCAGCCCGAGCCTTTCGGTTTCCGGTGGGACAACAACTACTTTTATCTAAACGATAAGCCAACCGATATTTACCTTGGCCTCCTTCACGACGATCAAACTGTCGTAGGTGCTAAAAACCTGCGCCCCAACAAGCACCGCCTTAGCTACGAAGACCCGCGACTCTTTGTCGGACCTGATGATGAACTCTATGTTCAATTTGTTGCTTCAACTTACGCAAGTCGTCATAACAAGCATGGGCGCAACTTTTTTGATAATCCTAAAGTCGTTGTTTGTTACGTTGATGAACTAGGAGAAGCAGTTCAAGCTGCTATTCCGCCTATCGGCGAAAACCGCAGCAAAGAAAAAACGGAAAAAAATTGGTGCTTCTTTAGTCATAAAGAAGAACTTAAGTGTTTGTACTCGACACGCCCTCTTGTGATCGAGTGCGAAAAGAGTTCTCGTGTTGAGATTGATTCATCAGCGTTGGACGCTGTTACGAATGGGTCGCCCACTTTTAACTCCACGGCACCGATAAACCTAGGTTACGCTCACTTAGTTTTCTACCATTGGAAGCACATGGCTAGAAAACAAAACGGAGCACCGTACCTTCAGTATCATCTGAGCGCATACTTAGTCGATAAAGAGTTTAAAACTATTACACATGTTATTAAAAAGCCTCTGTTCTCGGGATCTTTAAACGACGAGCTCATCTACTGGACGGATTACGGCGGCGCCCCTCTGTCCAATCAACCGGCAGTTATCCTTCCGTTCGGGGCATACATCGAAAACGCGAACCTCGTGATGTCTCTAGGCGTAAACGACGCGTTTATGGGCATTATGCGCTGCCCACTTGAGTCCGTTATGAAACAACTTGAGCGCGTAAGTTAACTCTTTTCCTCGCGCTCAATTGTCGACCACACGAGGAAAGAAGAATCGTCTAAGAGAGTTTGAATTGCAGGTTGTCCATCAAACGTCTGCATTAACTCTCTAAGGCACCGATCAGCTCCGGCAAGAAGTAAGCCGCGTCGATCTAGGCCATCGGAAATGGACCGAACAGCCTGGATGTGAGAACGCAATTCTTTCTGAAGAGCAGAAAGCTTAGTAGCTGCTGTGGCATGATCTAACATGCCGGTTATAGTCATGTTGCGTACGTTATCAATATCCTGCTTGATACCATCAATCTCTATGAGCAAGATCTTGCGAAGATCCTCTTTAGGATATTTCTCCTGGACCCAGGCAGTCAGATCAGAAATACTGCCTGTGTAACTCGGCTGGAGAAACCGAGCATAAAGATACGCTTCGATATCGCTGGTTGCGTTCTTGGCGTAAAAAACAAAAGCGTCCTTTTGAGATTTATCGAGCGAAGCTAACCAGGAAGCGACAGTGGTCGAATCACCTATTTGAGATTTAATCACGCAAAAGCTCGTTGACCTGCAAGAGCCATTCCAGCACCAAAACGCTTAAGTGCCAACTGGCCTTCAATATTTCCACGCTGAAGAGCAAGTTGATTGCGAGTCTGCTCTTGCTGGCGGCGGATATCTAAATTCGTTGATGCGATATCGCCGGCAAGTTTGTTCGAAGTGCGTTGCGCTTCGGTAGCCATTGTGGCCAAAGCAGTCGCAGCTGGAGTCAGCAGCGTGGTTTGACCCTTGAGACCCTCGGTAGCTAACTCTTGAACACCCTGAGCGTATTGACGAGTTAATGCGGAAGCTGTCTCGGGACCGAGCATCTCAGTAGCCAACCGAGCTTTACCAGCTAAATCACCCAAACCAATTGCGCTGCTAGCGTACTGCGAAGCGATCCCGGCTTGCAAACCAGATAAAGTTTGCTCTTTTTGTTTAGCAATATCAAACTGATCGTACGCAGCCTGACCCAGCACTTTGGATTTGATCGCTTCAGTTCCTGTATAAGGAGCCATCAAAGAAGCAAGCTCGACGGCGGCAGTCGTAAGGGGAGTTACACCTGCGGTAAGGCCACCATAAAGACTCGCGTAGTCAACGCCCGGTCCTTGATCTCTGCCTCCTCCAAAAGCACCCAGTACAGAACCTAGGCCAGAAAGGGCCATACCCCCGCCAGCTAAATATGCGGCGGGACCAGCAAGAAGAGGAGCAGCCATAACCCTACTTTAAGTTAAAAGTGCCGAAGGGAGACAGAGCAGCTTGATAAACAGTGCCAAGGGCACCCATCATTCCTTGATTGGGCATCATCGAAG